GTTACCAGTAAAACAACAGGCTCTTACACGCCCGAAGTTTGACGATTTTCACCAAGAAGATGACATGAGAATTACGAGTTATGCTCTAAGATATTATGTGAATCCTCCGGGCGCGAATTGCCCGACTAGTTTTCCTGTAGATGCTACTATTCGTCTGCAGCAGAGTGGGGCATCATGGCCTCAGGGGCAGTGGAGAACAGATGTCGAATCCGATCTGAAGGGTATCAATCGCTTCGGTTCTCGTGTCAAAACAGGTCTCTACGACCCCGAAACGAACAACATGAATACCAAACAATATGTATCGGCCCCCGATGAGTCCTTTCCGACAGTCTTCAACCGGCTCTATAATCCTCCTTGTACTCTTCGAGGCACGGGGTGGAATCGCTGGGAGGCGCAGCCCCACCAACCTCAGAAGACATTTGAGACGCCGTTTGACTTTTTCATTCCGTCTAGATACATTGATATGGAGAAATGCCGTACTCATTAAGGGCTACATCTGTAATGCTTGATTCTTGAATTTATTAAATCCAAGAATCTCTGCGCATCAGTCTTTGCTGTATCTTTTCATTTAGCAAAGTAGTATGGAGGCTGCCGCCATTTTTGTATTAGGAGGCCTAGCATATGCTGTTACACAATTATCAGCAAAACCGGCGGCGACCGAGAATTTCCAGGTGGATACTGGAGCCTATATTCGTCCGCAATATGCCACGCTTACGGGAAGTCTCATTCCTAATTCCGAGCCACAGGTGACACCGCAGACCGGTCTCTACGCTAATGCAAAGATGCCCCCCGCTGCGATTTTTCCCGATGCTTCCAAGACGCCTCAGCCTCAACAGGAGGAACTCCAGTCCTCGGTTGCAGCAGTCTCTATGAATCCCCAGGGTCTGGAAGAGAATCCTAAGTATGCTAGTGGCGATGTCACTTACAGTGAACTCATGGGGCAGAACATGAAGAGTACCGAGTTTACTCACAACAACATGACTCCTTTTTTTGGCGGACGTGTGAAGCAAAATATGAATGTTGATGCGAACTCAGGTATCCTTGACAGTTTCTCCGGTACGGGCAAGCTCCAGATCAAGAAACAAGAAATGGAACAAATGTTCGATTCCTCGCGCGCCCCCTATGGCAATCCCTTCGGCCTGGAGGCCAGTGCCGATTTCATCAAGAGTCGTCTTAACGAACCTCGTAGCCGCGCCGGTGAACGTCCGTTTGAGCCGACGCGCGTGGGCCCCGCCCTTGACGCTGGCTATGGTATCACTGGCGAAGGTGGTTTCCAGCAGTTTGAGGTCAACCAATACATGATGGGAGCCATGAAGAAAACGGACGATCTGCGTACGGCCGACAATCCTAAGCTGACTTATAACCAGCCTGTAATTCCTGGCCAGCACTTTATTGGCCAATCTGCGAATGACTCTGGTGAGGTGCGCAAGTACCGCCCCGATACGTTCTACATTGATAACTCTGGTGAGCGTCTCTTTGTTACCACTGGCGACCTCATCAAGGGTGCCACGCGCCCGGTCCAGGTCATCAAGCATACGACACGCCCTGAGACTTCCGTGGAGAATTTCGGTGTGGCGGCGGCGCAGGATGCCGGCCAGTCATACACGGTTGGCTCTTATCACACGCCGATGACGCAACAGTATGGTGGCGCCGGTTTCCGTAACGCCGACATGACGACCTATTACACGAATGATATGGATGCTCCTGAAGCTGACTATGGTCGTTCTGCCATTGAGATTCGCCCGAATGAGCGCAACTTGACAGGCGAGCGCACGATGGCTCTGAACTTGGTCCCGGCCGATACGGGCAACGTCACGGTTCACTATGATGACGATGCCCGCCCCACTCGCCGTGCCGAGATGGTGGGCAATATTCGGCAGTCAGGTACACCTGTTGGATATGCAGGTGGCGCCCCTGCGATCACGGTCTGGGATCCGAATGATGTGGCTCGCACGACGGTCAAGGAGGGCACGATTGACTGGAACTACATGGGTATTGCTGCGTCGGCTGATGGCCCGAACAAGCTCAAGGTGTATGACCCTGACGATATCGCGCGTCCTACCCAGAAGTCGCAACTGTCGGCGAAGTCGGACTATTTTGGAGCAGGAAACTCAGTCAACAAGGACTTCACCAGCCACGACTCGGCGTACAATATGCGCCTCAACCCGAGCAAGCAGCAGATTGCGAAAGGACGCGACCCTCTACATGGAAATGGTGGTGCATTGGCTGTGTTTGATGGCCAGATCCACCAGACGACTCGCCGTGTGGATGCCGATTCTGTGAATGACCGTGCGGATGCCGTGAATCGTGTGGTGGGCCTCCCTACAGGTGTGGGTGACATTGGCCAGGTCCAGTACAAGATTCCTTTGAAGCAGGATATTTACACGGTGCGTAACCAGCGTGAAATCCTGTCGGGTCTCCACGAGAACCCGCTGTTTGATACGCAGGATCTGGCGCGCAACGCTGACCACGATGAGAACATTTACAGGGATATGTTGGCGAGCCTTTGAAAAATATAGAGCTCCTGTAGAATAAACATGGAGAGCGGAACAACAATGTTATTACATTCTGTAATAATTGGCATTGTATTATATATTATCATGATTTTTGTACTGGGCCAAGAACAGGCCGTGGCCGAAAACCGCAGCATTTTCTTGGCAGCTTTAGTACTGGCCTATATGATTATGTTTGGTCATGGATTACCTGGCTCAATAAACAAAAAATTATTCTAGTGAACTTTTTAGAAAAAAGTTCCCATCCCTCTAAAGGTCTGCGACGCAGTGAACTTTTTAGAAAAAAGTTCCCAAAAAATTAAAGGTCTGTGACACTTTAAGATTTGCAAATTACAAACAAATAGGTAAGCCTAATATGAAAAGAGTTACGTGGAAGGGAGCACTGCTGGTATGTGGTGAGCCTGGCACGGGAAAATCCCGCTGGATTCGGCAAGAAGCAGTAACAAGCGGAGCGCGCCTCTTTCGTTGGAACGCCCGAGTAGACCGGTCTCTGCGTGAGGGGCGGGAAATTCTCCATCAACAGGTGCGTTCCTGTGAACCCCTGTTTGTCTGGATCGAAGGTGCCGACGATCTCACGCAAGAGGCCCAGGCGTTTTTGCGGAGAATTCTTGAGACGGCATCAACAAATGTAATTTGCGCCCTGGAAGTTCGCGAACTCTGGAAGATGTCTTCGCCCATTCTGTCACGGTGTACGGTGGTTTCTATGAAACTTGATTATTCGTTCCGTTCCAAGGCGAATCACCAGAAGGCAATTCACGTTGGTCTTCTTTCACCGGCCACAACAAACTATGAATCCATCAAATTCAAAGACCTTCCGGTTCTCAGAACTTCTGGAGCAGACCCTTATGCCATTTTTGATTCATTTATAAATAATTCAACAGATCCTCTTGGAATGTCGAAAGAATTGATTGGTGCCACCCACGCAATTGGGGCTGGCTCGTCTCCTTGGATTCAACTGGCAAAATACTTGATGCGTCAAGAAATGAAGGGAGAAGGTGGATTACTCAATTAGTATGGAATATTCTGGAGAGGGTGTTGGAGTCTATGCTGAAGCAAAAGGGGAATATACAAGACAGCTTTGCCAGTTTCTGGCACCTGCTCTCCAGAAATTCTTTTTGACTCTGCTCGACACTGCCAAGGAACGTGAACCTGAACCCAAGAAACTCCTGTTGAGTTTCCAGACCCTCCTGGAGGGAATTTCCGAGTGGAATATTGACAAGGTTCAGCGGGAAACGCAAAGCCTCGCTATGAGCACGCAGTGTGATTATTTGGAGGAACTTCTGACCGCTGTGTTCGTGGCTCATACAAAAGTACTTTCAGCGATTCGCCTCACAAACAAACAGCGGAAGCTACAGATCACGATTCCGAAACTGGATCACTTCCTTCATAAGACGCTGATAGAGTGTGCCCGTCTTCTCTGGACGAATACCTTCCTATTCACTCCGAGCGGAAGTTCCATGGAGCGCCAGAAGAATATGAGACAGATTGAGGCTCTGATTATGGACGGAATTCTCCAGGGTGTTCGGGTGATGTTACCTGTGAAGAGTATTCTCCGCGAGTACCTTTCTACGGAAGATACTGATACGGAGGCCGAAGATGATGCTGAGGAGGAAGAGGAAGCTGAAGAGGAGGAAGAGGCCGAAGAGGCAGAAGCTGAAGAGGCTGAGGCTGAAGCGGAGGCTAAGCCCAAGGCTGATGCAAAAGAAGAGGCTCTAGAGACTGAGAAGATCCCTGTAGAAAAATCAAAAGAAATTATTGAGAAACCTGTACACATAAACATGAAAAATGCCACAGTATGTGTAACAAAGGAAGAGTCTACCGCCACAGGAATGACTGCCTTGGAACCTACAGGTCCTATGATGTTAGAACCAATCAAAGTCTCTACTGGCCCCAGTCCCTATGATTTTGACCCCTCTAAGTTTGACATATATTCTGATGTCGCGGCTGCTACGGTAAGCGTTCCTTCAAAGTCCCCGCATTCCACGCCTAAGCTTCCGGTTGAGACTCCTACAAGCCAAGAGATTCCTACAATTTATTTGGATGAACCGAGTCGTGTGAAATTCTCAAATGTGGATAGTGTGTTTTCTGACAGCAACATTAACGAAACAAAGTTGTCTGAAAACAAGAATGAGATTATAGGCGAGGAGATTGATACGGATGTATTTGATTTCGAGGAACTTTAAAACCCGTTCGTTTTCCACGCTCGTTTATTTCCTATCGTGCGGCCAGAATGTCTGATTCAACGCCCCCTGAAACCATGCGCTCAGTCTACTGGACAGGTGCAACACTCGGTGGACTAACACTTGCCACTGTAAGTGCTATTGTCATGTGGGTAGCAGAACAGAAGGTACCTAATGGCAAGACTATTGGTCGCGACGTAATCCTGGGCATAGTCCTTTTCTTCCTGCTTCTGCAACTGCTTCCTGAGTCTACAACGGCATTAGTTACTGCAATCGTATCAGTATTCACATTTAGTCGTGTTACTACTGCGGTAGGGGGCGCAGTGGAGACAATTGCAGCGGCTACTCCTACAGATGAAATGGAAGTGCGTGTAGGAGTTCCGAAGTTTTGAATTTAACTAAAGCTACAGAATAGAATGAAAGCCGGTAAAAAATATCTACTTATTTTTATAGCAATTGCGATTGCTGTTTTTCTTTTTACTCAGTATCCGTCATTAAATATAGAAAATTTTGAGTCCGAGGGAATTAGTTGGTGGGTGTGGCTTTTAATAGCGTTGCTTGGAATTCCGATTGTGTTGTTAGTAATACAAATGATTACTTATAACAATCAGAAAGAAGAATTTTGGGAAACTAGTAGAAAAATGAACGATAATATGGCTGCGTGGAATTCAAAAGAGAGGGCACGTAGGGCTAACCACCAGGCTTATATGGCTGAAATTGACAAGCAAATGGAAGCGAAAAAGGCGAGAGAGGCGCAGGGCGGAGCAAGAAACCGCCAAAATAAACGTCGCACTAAAAGTAAACGTCGCTCAGCAAAATAATGAATACACCTTGACTCCTTCAGGAATGTCTTTAGAAGATATTTGAAAGGAATCAAAAATCGGTTTAGTAAACTGTCTCGAAGGAATTGCGCAATGTACATACTCGGCGATATGCTTGTACAAGTCAAAATCGGGAAACCGCTCGGTTCCATCCGGATTTGAAAACACACTGCGACCCTTGTCATCAATCATCCAGGACCAGAGAATATTATACAGGGGTGACACAGTCTCATTAACCGTGAGACCAGGTTCTTTGCTGAGCACCCCACCCCCCTCTAAAGGTTCAGGCCGTTTCGGAAACAACCCATCCAACAGGCTGACCGCCAGGCGACACATGTCAAATGACGGGTTCGGCGGTATTTCCTTCTTGAATTTCTGTACTAGCGGACTGAAAACGTACTGGCCTGCCGCATCATTATCGTCCTTGAAATCATCGCTTATGAAGATTTGCGAATTAATCGTGAAAATCGCCCGACCAAAATCAATAATCTTGAATACCTTTCCAAACGTTGGAACCCGAAAGACATTGTCGGCCTTGGTCTTGTAATACAAATACGGCTCCGAAGTTTCTGACCACACCACGTTATTCGTGTGGAGGTCATTGTGCGTGAATCCGAGAATGGTCTGGGCGCAGGAAAGGGCTGCCAGTACCTGGAAGATCCAGGCCGTCCAGCACGCCTCCCATTCGGCCGTCCCAGGATCGGCTCCCGCCGATTTGAAATCGGTAAAAAGATTATCCATCGTTGACCGGTTGATTTCCGTGAGAATCAGCATCACGGGATAATTCTGAATATCGGCGTAAATGGAATAATCGTCAATGTCCAGTCCTGTTGAATCCGAAGCAGAGGAACGAGTTCCATCCGAACCTTCCGCATACGATACGCCATTCATGGAATCCGCCGATTTCAAAGAAAGATTTTCCATGGCATCCTCTACGCTGAGACTTTCCAGCGTAGACGATTTGCTTGACATGGAAGATGCATCAGAAGAACTCGTGGAACCTTCCGAATACACTCTCTCAAGAAGACTCTGTATGATGTCCTCAGGGACCGGCTCTCCAGGTTCAATCTGATTCGCAAAATGAAAGGCGAATAACTTGCGGTCATAACCGCGCCAGAACCAGCGTTCATGCCGATAACTCATGTAATCATCGGTCAAATTGTAGCGGTAGGTGTCAGCTCTAGCACAGAATGCCCCATAAAAAGTATTGAAATGCGGACTGGTACCACTCTCCCGAAGACGCCCGAGGGCATAGGAAGCCACCGTCTCAATGTACGCCTGATTACCAGGATCCTGTAGTTTCTGCCAAGTTTTGGACCACGCCTTGTGATGCCAGGGAAGGCCATTTTCCTTTGGCAGGCTATAGCATCCATGTATCCACTGTATGGGGTCAAGCAGATGCGTTACTTTCAGAAAGGCGGGACAGGTTTCTACCACAGAATTGGATAGGTCACTGTTATTTGACAGGGCCACTGTACAAGCTCCGGCAGTTCCGGAGCAATCAATTGACTGAACTCTCCACTGTTGATCCAGCCAAATTTCATCCTGTAAATTACATTTTGTCATACGAAATAATTTGGTCAAAGTCGGAAAAAAAGTTTGTAGAGATTTGTAGCCACGGACTTTGAATAAATCTTTTGACAGTGGTCCTAGTTGAAAGCGAGGCAAAGGAATTGGAACACCCCGGAGTTCCATTGGATTTCTTTTTAGAAAAGGGCTTTATAAATAATATGTCTGTTTGACGCGTGGCACAAGCGTTTCTTAACTCTGAAAAAATGGTTTCCATTATATAGTCTAATGGCAGCAGCGGGTCATGTGAACTTCAACATTAAGCGGTTCGATATGAAGAGAATTCCTCAGGACGCCGTAGTGATTTTTATCGGAAGACGGCGCACTGGCAAGTCGACGCTCGTTCGTGACCTCCTCTACCACCACCAAGATATGCCTCTCGGTACTGTGATTAGTGGTACAGAGGAGTCAAACTCTTTCTACGGTAAAATGATTCCTCCCATCTTTATTCACGGTGAATTCAGCCCGATGATTTTATCAAACTTCGTGAAACGCCAGAAGATGATCATGGGGCGAATCCAACAGGACCTGCAGAGAAATGTAAAAACCAAGATTGACCCTCGCTCTTTCATGATTTTGGACGACTGTATGTACGACGACAGTTGGACTCATGACAAGAATATTCGCTATCTTTTCATGAACGGTCGCTGGCTGAAGGCGTTCTTCTTGATTACTATGCAGTACCCGCTAGGTATTCAGCCGGCACTCCGCACGAACGTGGACTTCGTGTTTATTCTGCGCGAGCCCTACATGAACAATCGCAAGCGCATTTTTGATAACTACGCTTCCGCCTTTCCGTCTTTTGAGTTTTTCTGCCAGATCATGGACCAGTGTACGCAGAACTACGAGTGCCTGGTGATCGATAACACGAGCCAGAGTGCCAAGTTAGAGGACTGTATTTTCTGGTACAAGGCCGATGTACATGGCGATTTTCGCATTGGTGCTCCGGAATTCTGGAATCACTCTGCTTCATATCAACAGGGCAAGGAGGATGAGATGAACCCCTATGATCCGAATGAGGCCAGACGGCTGAAGGGGCCATCAATAAATGTTCGTAAATCACAGTAGGGATGCGATTAGTATATTGGCAATTTACAGTATTAATTGGCGTTGGTATTGTATTGCTGGCGATTGATCGTGCTACGCGTATTCAATCTATGTTGAATCCCGGTAAAAGACTGTATGAATCATTTCAGATGCCAGTTCTGTGGAGTGGCGCCCCTAAGCAATGTGGTGTAGGAATTAAGTCGTGCCCGGATCCCACAAAGTGTGGAAATGGCTTCTGTATAAATACCGATCCGGCTCCTTTGGTTGAGAGGGCACCGATACCAGTGTTGCCTCCGTTTACACAGACATTTCAATAAGCACGTGGCCAAAATAATCTTCTTTGGAAACTACAGAATGGCTGGTAAGAAGGGTAGCTACGGAATAGTATCTCTCATTGTCCTTGTTGTCCTGTTTGTTGTTTTACTGCCCACGCTGCGTACGATTTTTGCCCCCGTGTTCCCTGAGGGATTTCAGGATGCCAGTTGCTTCGGTAAGCCTTGCCCTGAGGGCAAGTTCTGCCAGCAGGGAGCCTGCTACGACAACTATATTCCTGTTCCCAGCTCATCGTAAAGAGGGATACAGTTCGTTTCAGTACAATAACATTTGATGCTATCGTATTGAAATACTCTAAAGGCGCTCAGTCAAGAGCCTTCTCTATCTTGCGAGCAATCGCCAGATCCGGATGGCCAGTATCGGTAAAGATGCTGTGGTACTCCTCGGGCTTTGACGTCATGTCACCAGGAACCACGGAAGTCTCCTCGGTCACCTCATCTGCATTACCATCATCCTTTGTGATACCCACAGTGGCCTTCTTTTTCCCGGCGTTCATCATCTTCGTGCGGTTCTCGCGTTCGAACATCTCCTTAGCCTCCTCGTTCTCCTTGTACTTCTTCATCAGAGTGTTGAGCTTCTCCTCAGCGTACTCCTGCTCGGCAATCTGGGACGGCTCGGGGTCCCAAGGGAGCCACTTGCCTACCTCTGCCACGAAGATGTTGTGAATCGGGTCGAGACGCTGGAGCTTCTTGGAGCGTGCCACGGCCTCCTCCTTGGAAGAATACGCGCCACGAATCTTGAGACCACGCACAGTTGTCCGGAATTCATTGATCGTGTAAAACTCATTTTCCAGAACCGCCCGGTTAGCGTATACAAAATCCTCGTATAACTCCTTCAGCTTAGAGATCTTCAGCTCCTCCTGCGCCTCCTTGGTATAAGCCTTGAAGCCGTCCATGATAGTGTCCATGCGTACACGAGTGTCACGGAACACCTGGGCTACACCACTCAGATCCTTCGTCTCAGCAATATCAGCCTGGTCGTTCAGCTTGTCATTAATAGACTTCAGCGTAGTCATGAGGAACTTCTCAAAGCTGTTGATGCGGAAATTGAACTCGAAGTTTGCCACGAATTTTTCAAAGAAATAGGTGTCCTTTTTGGCGAGAACCTTCTCCGGACTTAGGAAACTCAGCAGGCAAAAGTTCTGCCCAGGAATGGGCACATCCTCGGTCAGGTGATCCTCACGCTCTTCTGTTGACATCGTCTAGTTTCATAAATAAAGGGTAGTTTAAGCCTCTGCGCAGTAATTTTCTTTGAATAGAGTATATGGACGCCACAGCCGAAATCGTAAATCGCTGCATTAAGTATCTTGTAGAGGGCTTATTCGTCGCGGTAGCCGCTATCTTCATCCCTAAGCGCTCTCTTCCGGTTGAGGACATCCTCAGCCTCGCCATCGTGGCGGCGGCCGTGTTCGCCATCCTCGACGTAGTGTCGCCTAGCATCGGCTACTCGGCGCGCCAGGGTGCGGGTTTCGGTATGGGTGCGAACCTGGTGGGTTTCCCGGGTCGTTAGAACTGTGCGTAAAAATATTTTTATTGGTTGCTGTACTACAGGAATCCACAAAAATCTGCTTGATAAATAGGATGGATAACACCAGTAGGCGCACGTCGGCGCGCCAACATAAACCTACTGCCAAATTGACGGAATTTAAACAGCAGAGTTTGAAGAATGCTTTTAATAAGCAGGAAAGAGCCAAAAAGGCGACTTTAAAAAAGGAGAAAAAAAGATTCGCCGAAATATACAAGGGCGTTTCTCGTAAGAGAAGTAGAATTTTGAATCGGCTGTCTGGATTGAAAGGGAATAATATAAGGAGAAAGAATCACACCAAGAAAATGATGAATGACCGTGTTGCTCGTATTAAAAAGAGCAGAAATACGTTAATGCGTAAGCACCGAATGGGAACACCCCCTAAGAACGAACGCAATGAACTCGCAAGTTTAATGAGAAATAAGTTGGTTATACATGATGGTGGAGCTAAGCGTGCGACTCGTAATTGTAAGAAGTGGTGGTTTGGCTTCTGATTATATCGATCTTATGAATTGCCAATGTAAATCGGCACAAATCTTCTGCCAAATCTTATCCTGGATATACAATTTGTCCCTGTTTTTCAACAGTTGAAAACAAGGGAGATATTCATCCAATTCCAGCAATTCACAGAATTTATACAAAACATAGGAATACGAAAGGAAATTGTTGCGGTCCTTCGGGCAGTGAGCCTGGAAGGACGGCTGAATTTCCTTGAACATGTAGCGCAACTTCTCCTCAATTTCGCGACTCATGACGGCCGCCGTCTGGCCATTCAGCCGATTAATAATATGCGGAATATGTTCGTAGTACTTGTTGAATTTCAACTTCTTCAGAATTTCTTTGACTTTCGAAGCTTTCAAAGTTCTGAAGTCCATGATACGCTCCTTCTTGAGTTCCAACAGGATCGCATCATACACTTCCTGTGGAATTTCCGTGGTCTCCTTGGCCTGGAATTGCGCCAGCCACTCGTTAAAATGGTTGATACGCTTGTAGGCGTAGTAGCTCACTTCACGAGGCGGATCCTTATAACTCGGCTTGTCCGAGTCTACCAGAACGAAATCCTGATATCCACAGCCACTACAGGTGAAATTCGCCTCGTTCGCACTAAAAATCATTTCCGTCTCGCAATGCGGACAATCCCCAAACGACTCAAATTCAATTTCGTGAGAACCACGCGCGTGTTCCGGATCAATTCGCTGTAGATACTCCTCCAACAATTTGTCCCTACGGAGTTCCTCTCCACCCTTCTTGGACCTTACAGGTGTTCCACTGACGTCGTTCTCTTTGGAGGCAACTTCCAGAGCAGCCAGGATACTTCCAGGCTTGGCTTTCGTGGAGACCCGTTTCGGCGCAGCATGTGTACCATTCTGAATTTTCTCCTGTATATCATAATAATTGTATAAAATGTCGCCTGTGTCTAGGAAATAGTCATAAAGTTCTGAATCTGACTGTAGATTTTTGATTTCCTTTTCGCAGGTATCCCTTTTCTCTTCAATAACGGACCGCTCCATCACAGATGTACATGACTTGAGTTCATCTATCAGTGTTTCGTATTGCTCTTGTATGGTGCTTAAACTAGTTTTTTTAGTAGTTATTCGTTCCATGTGGAACTTGTGAAGAGCATCCAAGGTTGTACGAGACTCAGGATTGCTTCTTCTTGTGGGCCGAATGCTAAAGAAAGCATTGGTATTTTTTGTTTCCATTCTATTTATGAGAAGTTTTTATGTTTAGACCATGATTTTGAAAACCAGAGCCTCCCGGCAGGAAATACGGGGTTCAAAAGGGAACCTGTTTTAGGCCAAATTGGCCGGCTCGCCCGAAAATTTTTTTCTAACAAAGAGGTATAAACCAAAATGACAGGTGGTGGTCTTATGCAGCTCGTAGCTTACGGCGCCCAGGATGTGTACCTGACGGGTAACCCCCAGATCACGTTCTTCAAGGTGGTGTACCGCCGCCACACCAACTTCGCGATGGAGTCCATTGAGAACCCGTTCAACGGCTCTCCTGGCTTCGGTCGCAAGGTGACGTGCACGATCCAGCGCAACGGCGACTTGATCTACCGCATGTACCTCCAGGCCACGCTCCCCAGCGTGACGCTGGCCACGACGGACGGCTCTGGCGCCCAGTTCCGCTGGCTCAACTGGGTCGGTCACAACCTCATCAACTCCGTGGAGATTGAGATCGGCGGCCAGCGCATCGACAAGCACTATGGCATCTGGCTGCAGATCTGGAATGAGCTCACGCAGGAGGCGGGCAAGCAGGCCGGCTACGCCAAGATGGTGGGCAACATCCCTGAGCT